GTGTATGCCATAATGTCGTTCTCCTTTTCATTGGCCCCTGTTCCTCGGGGACGAACGTTGTATAATTGCCGCGTTCCTCTGCGGCCATTACTGGAACCAGAAGCCGGACTTGAACCGGCCATCAGCACGTCGCCGTGCCGTTCTGCCCTTGAACTACCTGGTGTATGAGGGTGGTGCCGGTGTCCCGGCACATCACCCGTTTTTCAGTGCATCCTCTATAATGCTCCGATAGGTGTCCGCATTGTCCGACACCGCCGGTTTCAAATAAGCCTGTGCCCGCTGTCCATAGGTCAGATGCCATTCGCCTTTGGCGTCCTGGTAGACCCAAGGTGTCTGTCTGCCGCCGCTGTAGTATTTGCCGGTGCCCAGCTCCACATAGGCGGCATACTCGCTGTTACTGCCGATGTAGGCCGCGTCATCCTGCACCGTGTGCGTGATGCTGTTCCGCAGGTTGCCGGTGTCCACCGGGCACAGCAGCTTTGCAAAATTCTCCCCGGCCAGCCCGCATTGTTCCAGCGCCTTGAGCTTGTTGGCCTCCATGGCCTCCAGCACCTCTGCGCTGTTGTCGGTGATTTCAATTTCCACGCTTCCAGTTCACCCACTCGCTGTATGTCATGTTCGCGATGACTTCATTCTGTCCGCTTTCTTCATCCCTGGCCCGCCGTGCCGTCCCCTCGCTCACCTTGTCCATGACCGACAGCAGGGTGCACCGGCAATTATAGACCATTTCCGGCTCCCCGCTCGGGTCGCCTGGATACATAAGCCTGTACCCATCGATTTCAAAGTAATCGTCGGTCTCCACGGTCTGCCCGTCCAGTGCCGCGTGTTCATGCCGTGTCCGGCTGTCCAGCGTGGCAAGCCATCGTTTCTTGATCTTGATACCCATGTCTTTGGCTGCTTCATAGGTGTCCAGCCGCCCGGCATTTTGCGCCCCGGTCACCGCTGTCCGGGCCGACCGAATGGCGCTGTTCCGGTTCATCTCCGGAATGTTTGTCTGCAAACGGTCTGACAGCTGTTTGATGCTCTCCCCTTGCAGGATGCCGCTGGTCACCTGTTTGGTGATTTGTTTTTTTCCATAGTCCAGGTCAAAGCCGCGCTGTTCTGCGGCCAGCTTGGAGTAGTACGGCATAAGGTCCGGCTGTTCCGTCACCAATCGTTTGACCGTCTGCTCATCCCACAGGTCAAAGCCCACATTGCCGCCCACCTGCTCGATGGTATAGGCTGTGTAATTGCGGTTCAGACTGTAGATGCCCGGTGTGGCGTCCTGGACGTAGGATTCCGCCACGTTCCGTGCGTCCTGCATCCTGGTCGCCAGCTTGGTTTGCAGAGCCTCATACCGTTCCCCGCGCCCCATCTGCGCCAGCCGCCAGTTAGCGTAATCCGCTTTGGTGTACTCCTTGCCGTTGACCTCCGTGCCGATCAGGGCTTTCTGGGCCGCGTCCCGCGCCTCAAACTTGGCAAAGTAGTCGCTGACCTTCTCTGCCATGTCTTTGGCCGCGTCATTGTACGCCTCGGCGATTTTGTTTTCCAGCTTCGCCAGCTCTTTGTCTGTCAGCTGGTGTCCTAGATCAGGCTTCGCCACCCTCGTTCACCCCGCTTACCGGTGTCTGAATGCGGCCCAGCTCCTCTGCGCTTTTCTGCTTCAGGATTTTCTCCACTTCCTCGTTGGACACGTTTGGCAGCTTCTTCAGGATGGTCTCATCATCCAGATAAGGCGCTTCCAGCGCCAGCATCTGCACCTGTTCGTACTGGTTAGAGATGCGGTTGCGCTTGTACTGCGGCTCTGCATCGTCCGCACGCACACCCTGCAGTTCCAGCAGCTTCTGAATCGCCTCGGTCACCTGGCCTTCGAAGTCGTCCGCATTCTCATCCATGGGCTGGTAGGCCGCGTCGATGTGGTCGTTGGTCGCACCGGCGGAAATGGTGTGTACATCCAGCCCGCCGAAGTCCTCATAGACCTGCGCCTTAATGCGCGTCAGCAGTGTCTCCCGCGCCGTGTACGGGATTTCCTGTGTGTATGGCGTCACCGTCACATCGTCGCCGTTGACTGTGGCAATGTGCCGGTACAGTAGCCGCTGCCGGAACTTGGACAGGTCCTTTTCCGTCATGCCGCCCGCGCCGCCGATGAGCCAATAGATTTGTGCGCAGTCTTGCATATCGTTGGCAAATCCCGATTGCACCAGGTCGTATGCGTCGATTTTGGACCGCATACCCACCAGCGTGGACTGGTGCAGCCGGTTGCCGTACAGTGGGACAATTGGCAGGCTGCTGTAATTGTGCGCCGTCAGCACGTCGCCGGTGGTCGCCGGTGTGCTGGTGATGGTCATGCGGTACGCCTGGAAATCATCCTGCACCGGCCGAAGGTCGCCGGTGCTGCCGTCCTGGCCCACATAGTCGATGTAGCCTTCCGGCGCATACAGCGTTGCATACAAGGGCTTGTCCGCTGCGATCTGCCAAAACCGCACGCCCGCGCCCAGGTCGCTGGTGGTCTCATTTTCCAGCGGTGCAAACTCCGTCAGCTTGAATACATGGATATGGTCATACGCCCAATAGAGGAACGACATCCCGTGAATCAAGCCATAATATCCGGCAGTATACAACCGTTTATCCGCTTTCGGCCCCAGCTTGTCCTTGACGCCTTTGGCCTGGAACGTCACGCCGTTTCCCAGGCTGTAAGTGCAGCGCTGGATGTTGAGTCGTGCGAACAGGTTGCAGGTCAGCTTCATATTGGACGCCGTTTCATCCTGCATCTTGCCGCCGTTGGCCGTGAAAATCTCCCGCGAGAACTCCAGAATGGTCCGGTTCCGTTCTGCGTCGTATTCGTCCGCAATAACAGCGGTTTTGTAAGCAGCAGATGCCTTGTGTGCGTTGATGACCAGCCGCACAAAGTCCTGCAGCTTTCCCGCGTCTCTGTAGTCCTCGAAGTCCTGATAGGTGTAAATCGCACCCACCTCCTAGCTAGAATAGCAATTTCAATTCGCCGTTGTCCGCCAGCCGGAACCGCAGCACCGTTTGGCAGAAATAGCGGATGTCGTCCATGGCGTGGTCGTTCTCTTTCATGGGCTTATCCTCTGCCGCGCTTTCGTCCCACCGATACAGCCCGAACTCCCGCACAGCATCCTTGCACCGCCTGTGGATCTTCAGCCCACCGTTCTGCAGGTACCGCGCTGTGGTGATGATGCCGTTCTTGACGTCGTTGTTGGCCTTCCGCACGTTGAACCGCCCATGCCGCCGAATGGTCTCGATGAAGGACGCCGCCGACGGGTCCACAATGACGCTTTCCACGTCCCGGTCCCCGGCCAGCTGTTCCAGCGCCGCATAGTATTCTTCATCTGTTTTCTGCGCCTTCTGGTTGCGCCCGTCATAGTAGTATTCCGCCACTCGCACCGCCGTGTCGGTCTGCACCCGCCATAGCCCCGCAGAAAACGGGTTTAGCGTGCCATAGTCGCAGCTGATGTACCAGTCTCCAAACGTCGGGTCCTCATCTGTCAGGCACTGCTCCCCAAACATGGGATAAATAAGGCCCTCTGCCACCACCCACAGCCCCTTGATGTACCGGTCGTAAAATACGCCGGTGTACATACTCTCGTACCGCTCCAGCGTCTTCGGGCTCAGGCTCGGGTTGTCCGTCATGGCAAACCGCAGATACAGCGCATTGCGCTCCTTCGCCCGCTGAATCCAGTCCGTGTAAAACCAGTGGTTTGGATTGTCCGGGTTGCAGGAAAACCACAGCCTGGCCCCGTCCACGCTGCACCGGGCCAGCGCCTGGTTGACAAACGATTGCGGCATAAGCGCCACCTCATCCAGCAGCACCCCGGCCAGCGTCCGGCCCTGGATCAGAGCAAAGGACGATTCATCCTTGCCGCCGAACACCTCAAAATAATTGACGTTCCGGCCCTCCCGGACCTCCAGCAGCTTCTCCGACCGCTTCCACTTGATCTGATAATTTTCCTGCGTCCGAAACATGGAGATGTAGGGGACCACAATATTTTTAGTTGCAGAATCCACCGTCTTGCCGCAGATACCAAACCGCTGGTAATGGAAATTGTGCATGGCCCAGTCCACAAAAGCCACCATCATAATGGAGGTCTTGCCCGACCGCACCGCCCCATCGCAAATCAGTGCATCATACTTGGAATACGGGAAGGCAAGAATTTTCATCTGTTTTGCGCTAATCATTTCCAAGGCTCCCCACGATGGCAAGCTCCCGATCTGACAGCTTCCAGATATGCGCCGCTGCTCGTTCTGCCGCTGCTCGTTCTGCCGCTGCTCGTTCTGCCGCTGCCGCGTCAGACAGCAGCAGGCCGGAACCGAAGATTGTTTTTTTCAGCTCCCGTTGATGGTCAAGCGCTGGAACATTGATACAGTCTTTGCGCCGCACCTTGAAATCAATGCCATACTTTGCGTAACGCTGCATCATTGCAGCGGTCACAATATGGTCCGGGTATTCATACTTTGGCAATGGCGTTTTGCCCGCCTTTGTGATTTCCTCCATCTTGGTGTTTACCAGCCGTGTCAGCTCCGGCGCCGTCTGCGCCACAATATCGCCGCCGTAGCTTGTCACAAACGATGTGTGCACTACTGCGCCGTTGTCATAGACAATACTGCAATCGCAAATAAGATGGTTCATCTTCATCGTGATCTTGCGCCCGCTGAGCGCCGTCAGCGACGGTGCAAACAGAAAGAACTTGATATTGTGATCTAAGTAAAACTCGCAAATCTTTGACAAGATAGAAAACGGAGGATTGTCCAGCACCGTGCAGCCGTCCGGGTAGTCATACCGCTCATAGTCGCCGCCCGGATAGAATGGCCGGACAATGGTTGCCGGGTCGATGCCATACTCAGCACAGGCCCAGTCTTTGATGACCTCATAGACAGCCGGTGGTGTGTAGCAATCGTCTGTTGTCTTTTTGGCCTTGAACTTGTCGACAAACGCCTGATACTCGCCGTTTTCGTCCATGGTAGAAATAAAGTTTTCCTGCCCTTCAAAGGCGGTGTTGTCAATCATCGCTCTCCAGCCCTTCCGCCAATTCTCGCAGGCTCCGACTGAGCCCATCTTCTTCCGCCGCCGTGCCGACCGCGCCGGTGACCATGGCCCACTTGTCGATCAGTGTGCCGATTGCCGTGGTGATTTGCGCCGGTGACGCTTCCGCCAACTTCTCGCTGTCGTTGAGTACATCCAGCCCCTTGGTGATGATCTCGCACACGGTCTGCCGCTTCGATTCCATGTAGGACAAAATATCCTGCGTGTTTTCGGCCTTTTTTTGTTCCACTTTCTTCTGGAAATCTTCGTCCTGCTCCACGATGCGCTTGACCGTGTCGCCGCACACGCCGTTCATTTTGCCGGTCGCATTGTAGCTTCCGGTTTCGATATAGTCCGCCACGATTTTCTTCCGCCGCAGGTCGTTTATCCGCGGTGCCACAATGCCACCTCCTCCTCAAAAAGAAAACGCCCGGTCAGGCGGCCCTCTACAGAGGGAACCCGCCCACCGGGCTAACGCGGGAATCAGATTCAATGCCCGTTACAGCGATTATATCATAATTCCACACACATTATGTATAATCTGGGGCAACGTAGTTGCAAGGAAGAAACTATGTTGTTATCCATCGTACAGCATTGGCGAGCCGTCAGCATTGACAAGTAGTGTGAAGTTGCCGTAGTTGCTGTAACCTAAGCTCACGGCATACATGACTTTGGTTTGCTTGTTGTAAACGTTCTTCCAAATTCCTGTTTTTTCAACCTGAACAAACATGGATGTATCATCTTCTTTTTCCTCTTCCACTGTGCTGACTCTTTTACAGCCCGTCAGCGTAGCAGCCAACATAGCCACAACCAAAAGAATTGCGGCCAGTTTATACCGTTTCATCTTTTTGACCTCCCTCGTACGGCATTTGAGCCATTCAGCCTGGCAGACATCACAATCTTCGTCCAGGCACATCCCCACAAAATCAAGTGTTCTAGGGCAAATATCAAGCCGCAGAATAATTTCCTCGTCGCTCAGACTGCGGATGTAGTCGCCGTTGGTTATAGGCTTATTCATCTTCGCACCCCGCAATCTCGGCCAGGGTGTAGAATTTACCAGGATTGATGGATGGAAACATATCACTCATGATAGAGATTCTGTAGTGTCCATTTTCAAACAATCCAAGTTTGCCAATAACATCAGTGCTTTTTCTTCCAACAATCCAATTACTCGGAAATGCTCTTGCCAATACTTTACTTTGGCGTCCTCCCGCTCCTGCTCCGTGAACTTTGGCTTGCGCGGGTCGTACCAATCACATGGAGGGTTGTCCCGGAATAGGCACTCATTTGTGTCGGCTTCGCCTGTGCTTCCAAAATCGCAGTTTTTTCGCAGCGATGGTTGATGCAGTACTCGATCAACTCCCCAATCGTCCAATCTTTCAACGGTTTATCCATCATCGTTCATCTCCTTTGGCGGTTCGGGCAGGGGCATCCAGTGGGTAACTGTTAGGCCGTAACTTCCTTCATGTTGCCAGTGGGGTTCCTTGTCGAACGCAAAAAATGTCATGGTTCCAATATAGCGCGTCTCATACATTTCTCCGTTTTCATCCTTAAATCCGTAGTAGACAAGAAAAGCGTTGGGGGTTCTAGGCAACCTGTCGTTGACGCTTATCCATTTATCCATTGTTTGTCACCGCGTTCTCTAGTTCTTCGATTGTTACTTGCCCTGGAAAAACTCCATCCTCCATCCACCAGTGGAAAACATCAATACCCGTTTCCCACTGTGTGTTTTTGCCTCTCCGCTTCCGTTCAATTAGCATTCTGTCAAAAGCTCGAATGTAATTTTCACGGTATTTGGGGAACATCGCAAATTCAAATTCCCGTCCTTTTCTTCCGGCCATTGGGCATCCGATGCAGCCGACACGGTTAAAGCCGCAGGAATAAAGAGGGTTCAGTGCAATTCCTTCTGCTTGGCAGTAGTCAAGCACATCGTCAGTTGTCCAATCAATGATAGGGTTAACAACCCGCTTTCCTTTGAGTTGGCAGTTCTCAAACAGCATTCGATCTTCGTCATTGTCGTTTGACATAATCAAACTATTATCCTTTTTAGATGCAAGCACTTCTAGGCTCCCGCGATTCTTCTTCCGTGCGGTTGATTCATCCCATCGCACGCCCGTCGCAATAAACCGATCTTTGCCCCCCACCTCCTTTAATTGGGAGCAGCAGTACCTTGCCAGCCGTGTTGGCGGTATCATCTCCTGGGGGATCAGGTTCCACATCGTGGTCACGCTACCATCCGGATTGATGTGCTTGTCAACCGTGCATTTAACGCCTTTGAGTTTCAGCCTCTTAAACGCATCGTAGACGTGATGGACTGTCTCGGGCGCGTCAGCAGTGGTCAGACTGTGTAGCACCTCAAATTCAATGCCGGATTTTTCGGCCAGGTGAAGAAGTACATCGCTGTCTTTGCCGCCGCTGTAAGTAATGACCAGCGGTTGCCCCTTAAACAGCTTCTTGGACATGAGGGCCGCTGTTTGGAGACGCTGAATTGCGGTTTGCTCTAAGTCAGCCATGTGTCACCTCCATCACCGGCAGCGGTTCCCCGCTCGTTGCAAACGGTTCATCAGCATCGACTGACCACATCATGGTGGTTTTATCGTCCCTCTGGTTCCAAAGCTCATGCTTGATGAC